AGCTAAGATTTGGAAACAAGATACTTTACAAATTGAAAATACACAATTAAATAAAATTGGTGTTAGGCGTATGATGTTATTTCTTCGTAAAACTATTCGTAGAAATAATTTACCACTGATATTTGAGCCAAATGACGATACTACTAAAAATAGATTTTTGGAAATTGTTACCCCAATTTTAAATAATGTTAAATCTGGTAGAGGTATTTCAGATTATAAAATTGAAATCGATAATTCGGTAGAAGCTAAGGTAAACCACGAAATGAATGTTAAAATACGTGTAAAACCAATTGGTGCGTTGGAATTTATTAACATTGACTTTGTTATTACAGATGAAGGATTCGATTTTAATTCTCTTTAATTAAATATTCAAAAATGCCCGTTAGATTAAATTCTAACGGGCATTTTCTTTTCTGAACTTCGAGAGAGGTTGACAGATTTTTATTTTATATTTCTAATAACGAATAAACCCATAACAATATCAATGCCTAAAGACCAAAATTGACTTGCTTGGTACGCTAACGCTGCATCCCTAAAACACACAACTGCTGTAACCATACATAAAACACCGTATAAAAATTCCCGCATATAATTATTTATTTTTTGAATATTTCCAATCAATTTTATAAGATATTGTTGAATAAATACCTGGTTTTAAACCAACTTCAATGAATTGTAATAATAGACTCATAATAAAATCAATATTATCTACAAGATACATATGCGTTTCAAGCATTTCAGTTTCAACTTCAAAACCAAATTTTTTACCATCATAATCATTTTCGGTTCCTGGAGTGAAATTTTCCCACTTACCCAAAATAATCGCAAGATCTTCCATAAGGTTGTCTCCGCCATAAGGACTATATACATCTAAATCAATTTTGTAATCATTAACTTTTATAAATTTAAAGTTTTTAATTAAACGAATGTGATCTTCTGTTAATTTTAATTTTATTTTTGCCATATTTTAATTAATTTTATACAAATGTACGAAAAATATTTAAGAAAAACAAGTTATTTTTAAAATATTTTACTAAAAAATTAAAATATTATATATTTATTATTATAAAATATTATTTATGGATAAAGATGTATTAAAAAAATGGTTTAAAGCAAGTTTTACATTGGAATTTACCAGTAGTAAACTTCTTGCTTATATTATTGTAGGACTTGGGACTTGGGTTTCTTTTACATTAAAATCAGAGGGTCCTTTTACTATTTCAATTATTGCTGCAACGGCTTTATTCGGTGTTAAAATGTTTACAGATGGTAAGGCGGATAAAATTGGAGATAAGGTTATTGAAAATATTGAAAATAAAATGTAATATTATTATCAAAAAAATAAATTACCTATATTTATATTAAAATAAGAAATTTATATTAATAAAATGGATAACGAAGGAACTGAAATTAGAGGAATATTAAATGAAATAAGAAGTACTTTTAGTAAAACAAATATTCTAAAAGAAACTTTTACATTTCCAACGGACACCCACGAAAAACCATCTGAAACTCTTGAAGTTGGTGATGATTTACGTCAAGAAATGAAACCCGAAAGAAATATTGAATCTACCGATCCAATAAAAGATAAAATTAACGTAATTAGAAAATCAGCAATTTCAATAATGGGTGAAATTGACCCATCCGAAAAAGCTGCAGATTATAAATCGGTAAGGGCAATTTTAGATGCGTGTGATAAATTAATTGAACCTAAAACCGAAAAACAAGAAATAAAATAATTAATTAAAAAAATATACTAATATGTCAGATATATTAAATCAGATTCCTTTAAAATATGAACCACTTAAAAACAATCGATTCATTGTAAGATTTCCATCAGATATGGGAATCCAATCATGGTGGGTTGCAAGCTCTGGATTACCATCTGTTAACCAAAACTCAGTCGAAATACCTTTTATGAATACATCTACATATGTATTGGGTCGTGTTACTTGGGAAAAAATAGATGTAACATTTAGAAATTTAATTGGACCATCAACCGCACAGGCACTTATGGAATGGATTCGTTTGGGTTATGAAGAAGTTACTGGTAGAATGGGATATGCTGCTGGTTATAAACGTGACATTTCAATTGAGTTATTAGATCCAACGGGTGTATCAGTTCAAAAATGGATTTTAAAAAATGCATTTGTAACTACAACATCATTTGGCGCGTTAAAATATGATGATGATGCTATTAACGAAATAACTTGTTCTCTTCAATATGATTATGGTATTTTGGTTTTTTAATTAATTGATATTTAATAACTTATTATATTTTATATTCTTTTTTTTATTTGGTTTGATGTGAAATTCGTGTCAAACCAAATTTTTTATATGGTTTTCTTTTAAAAAAATATTTTTAGATATTTATCTTTGATGAAACAACCTATTAATAATACGACTGGTATTAAGCCAAAAAAGAAAAAAGAAACTAAAGAACATAAATGCGGGTATGGTACATCTAAATTGGAAATTTATTTTAAGGAAAATTTTTTAGATAAATTAGAAATTGAATATGAATACCAAAAAGAATTTGCTTCATTAAGGCGTGTTTGGGATTTTTATTTACCTAAATGTAATATTTTATTGGAAATTGATGGGGATTATTTTCACAATAATCCAGAAACAAATAAAAAACCACAAAATAGAATGCAGAAGAAAAACAAGCGTTCGGACGAAGCCAAAAATAGGTGGGCAGCAGTTAATGGAATTGTTTTAATTCGAATTTGGGAAAACGACATTCATAAGAATCCTGAAATGGTTATGGAAATGCTTCGAAGAAGAACGGGAGCCGAAAAAGAAAAACAGATTATTATTGAAAAAAAGAAAACTGGTGAATTCTATCATAAAAAAACAATACCAATCATTTAAACATAAATTATTTAAACTAAAATATTATTATAAACAAGTATTATGACAAAAGAAGAAAAAATCCAAGAATCAACTAATGAATTTTTAACTGAAGCACTACGTGAGGCGAAAGAAAGAGGTAGTTCAAATGTAAGTGCCCTGGAAAAATTAGCCACTAAAGAAGTTGTAACTCAAAAACAAACGAAACAACTTGTGGGAGATGATTATATCCCTGAGGTTGAGGGTTATGAAGATGAAGAATATGAAGAAGATGAATCATATGATATTCCATACGATAAAATAGCATTACCAAGTGAAGGAAAAATTTATGGAAAAAATTTTAAAGGCTCAAAAATTAATGTAGCTTATTTAACTGGATCGGATGAAGATATTATTTCAAATCCTGGAATTTATACAGAAACAGCAGATGGGCAAAGTCAATTATTTGATGTTTTATTACGTAGAAAAATTTTAAATAAAAATATTAGGCCTGAACTTCTTTGTAATGCTGATCGCGATGCTATTATCGTATGGTTGAGAGCTACAAGTTACGGTAATTTTCCAATATCAGCCGTTGACCCTGATACGGGAGATCGATTTGATACAGATATTGATTTAAATCAAATCAAAGCTAAACCATTTAAACTTATACCAAATGAAAATGGATATTTTAATTTTACATTACCAACCTCACAGGATAATATTGAGTTCAGATTCTTAGTTCATAAAGATGAGCTTGATTATAATAAATTACTACAAAAAACCAATAATAAATTAAAGAAGCATATTTTAAATAGCGCAAAAGAATTATTAATCGACGTAGTTGGAACGGATGAATCAGTTGATAAGATTTCTAAAACAAAACTAACTAATGCATTAAAAGTTATTGAGGAGTATGTTGGTAATATTGAAGACACTGATGATTATTTAAATTCTAAAGGTATCACTTTTAGACTTGAAAAATCAGTTGTTTCGATAAATGGGGAAAAAAATAGAAAATATATTCACGACTATATTAATAATATGAGGGTATTTGATTCATTGGCTTTACGTCGGTTTATCACTAATAATATCCCAGCCTTAAATTTTGAAATTACATTACAGCGTCCTGAAAACACTACTTCGAGTCTTGGAGGTGGCTCTGAGTTTACAACCTTTCTTACGCTCGACGAATCTGTTTTTCTCAATTACAAGTAATTTTAAATCAAATTTATGGGATGAATTTTGGGGATGCCAAGCATTTATAGGCCTTGAGATGCCATTAATAAAAAGTATGCCAGTTTATGAACGAAAATACCAAATTGCAAGGCATAATGATAAAACAAAAAAAGAAAACGAGGAAAGAGAATCAGCAATAAGAAATAGAAAAAATAAAAAATAAAAGAAAACGGTAGAAATAAATAATGTTTCTACCGTTTTTAATTACGAAAGCCAAGCAAATAAAAAGAATATACCTACTATTATAGCTATTCCAATAACTTTTGCAAAAATCCATAGTAGTGTAACCCCTATAAAATCATTACTATCGTAAATTTCTTGCGTCCCCTTGACTGGTTCATGAACCCAATATCTCTTTTCCATAATAAATTATTTTAAAATGTTTAATTCTATTCTAATTGAAGTACAAAAATAAAATAAAGTTTTTAAATATCCAAATTATTTAAGATATTTTAAACCAAATTTTTAAAAGTATATATTTATAATAAATACCTTTTATATGGCAGATCCAGTATTAACATCCAGAGATATAAATAAATTAACCGATACACTTGAAAAATTAATTACCACAATTAGTAAAGGTGGCTTTTCGGGTGGAAGTAAGGAAGGTGCTGCATCTAAAACTCAGACTGATTCAGAACAAAGGATGAGTAAAATACTCACCAAAAAATTAAAAGATAATCAAAAATATCTTGATATAGTTAAAAAAATTGAAAAAATTTCCCAATCAAATTTAAAGTTAGGTTCAGAAAATGAAAAATTAGATAAACAAAAATTAATTTATATTAAAAAACAAGGAGAATTAGAAAAACTTCGAGATGCTAATTTAGTATCTATGACTAGATCACAAGTTGTTGCGCATAATAAAATGATGAAAACAGCTTCAGATGACTACAAAAGAGAAGCTAATAAATATAAATTATTAGAAAGAGAAATAAAATTAGAAAAAGCAAAAGCACAAATAATAAAAGATGCTGGAATAGATGAAGCAAAAAACATAAAAAAAGAAGAAGATAAAGAAATAAGTAGACAGAAAAGAAAAGAAGCGTTTAATAATACAACAAAAGCAACTGAAAAATTTTTATTAAAACAGGCAAGTGCAGCATTAGATATAATGTTGGATGCTGATAGTGCAATTAGTAAGATGTCCGCTAATTATTCTCTTTCTAAAAATGAATCGGGAGAACTAAAAAAGAATATTGGTGAAATTGCTTGGAGAACACAATTAATTGGTGTTGGTACAGGTGATTTAGTTAAAATGCAAACTTCTTATACTGACCAAATGGGTAGGTCGGTTATGTTAGGGAAAGAAAATATGGTTGCTATGGCCCAAACATCGGTTGCATTAAGTTTAGGGGTTGAATCAACTGGCCAAATGGCAGCAGATATGGACTTATTTGGTTCTGGTGTTGCTGATAGTATGATTACTTTACAAAGTTTAGTAGATTTATCAAAATCATCAGGTGTTTCAGCAACGGTTGCCGCTAAAAAATTTGAAAGTAATTTAAAACTTGCTAATACTTATAACTTTAAAAATGGTATTGAAGGTGTTAAAGAAATGTCTGTTTATGCTACTAAAATAGGTGTTAAAATGGAATCAGTTGCTTCATTTGCAGATAAAATTTCTTCTCCAGAAGGTGCTATTCAAACAGCGGCCTCTTTACAGGTTTTAGGCGGAACATTTTCCCAAATGGCTGATCCAATGAAATTAATGAATCAAGGAATAACGGATATGGAAGGTTTAACCAAAACATATTCAAAAATGCTTGATGGTGTTGTATCTATTGATAAAACAACTGGTAAAATAAATGAGAATGGATATGAAAAAATCAGAATTAAAGCTGCTGCTGAAGCTGCTGGTATTTCGTTTGATGATATGATGACAGCTGCCCGTACAAAAGCAAAAAGGGGGGCAATTACTCATGATGTTTCATTGAACACCAATATAAAAACAGATGAACAAAAAGATTTATTAGCTTCTCTGGCTACATTTGAAAAAGGTAAAGGATATACAGTTAACGTTAATGGTACGCAAAAATCAATTACTAAATTAGATGCACATGATTTACAAGCTATAAAGCCAGATACTGCTAAAATAGCAGATATTGCAGAAAATACACTTGGAATAAAAGAAATATTAGATAATGGGTTAAAAGCTTTATTAACTGCTATTGTAGGGCAATTACTCCCAGCTGTTAATCAGATTGCTAAATATATTTTACAGGCATTTCACTTTTTAATGCCAACTGTTGAAAAAGGAGCAAAAGGATTTGGAGAATCAATGAATTCGCCAACAACGCCAGGAGGTATTGGAATGAATGCTCTTGGAAAAGGTGTTGGTTTTGCTGTTGGTAAATTTGCCCCTAAATTCTTAGGTGAAACAGTTGGTAAATATGCTGCTAAAAGGATACCTATTATTGGAAGCCTTGTTAGTGCTGGATTTGCTGTTAAAGATATGATGAATGGTGACATGACTGGTGCTGGATTACAAAGCGCATCTGCCATTGCTAATTTATTTCCTGGTGTTGGTACTGGTATCTCAATGGGTATAGATGCTTTTGATGCTGGTAGAGAAATTAAAAATAGTATGGATTCAGCAAATGATTTATTGATACCATCTGGGGGAGGTAGACCAATAAAACTGAATACAAAAGATGATGTATATGCTATGAAGCCAGGAGGGGCCATTGAACAGTCTATAATGCCTCGTAATGACAGTTCAAGTATATTCAAAGGTGTTTCTCCATCTTT